GGCACCTTCTACTCGGCCTTGGCGACCCTGTGTGGTCAGACGAGTTAAGAAATTCTATTTACGCAACTAAGAGGGTGCGTAACCAGAAACATCGGGCATTGAGGCTCATAGAGCTCCTCAAGACCGTAGACGGGATCTTCATGCAGAGATACATGGCAGTTCCCGAAGAAGTGTGGACGTGGGATAAATTCGACACATTCACACTTGTGAATCTATCTTCCTTGATGGGAGATGAATTCTTTGATGGGGACATTACAGAGAAATACTTTAATGTTCCCACCCGTTATGCGGAGCTGAAGAAGGCACGCAAAACGTTCAAAGACTTAGCTAATCGCGATGCGCTTAACGAGGTCTTATCTAGCCGCACCAGCAGGACACTCCTGCCGCGCTGGCTATCCCGATGGATCCCAATTTGGAGATACACGCGGAGCTACGAGTACCCATACAGCCTATTGCAGGTTGATGGTGTACTGAGTCAGACCCGGAGTGCTGGACAGCCCCCGGATGTGATCAAAATGCAGTCGAAACGAGATTTCATTACGACTGTATCCGAGGAGCCCGAGCCGCTAACCGCGACCCAGGAATCCCTTATCCATGCTGCCATTTCGAAATTCGACGACAGTTTGGACCAAGCAGTGTTCACGGGCCTTGATACAAAGGCTCGTGTCACTATAAGCAAGTCCGCCTGCTGGGAGCATACCCAGCTGGAGGGCGGCACCGTACAAGCAATCTCCGAGATTGTCTTCATGGGTGCACAGGGGAAGAAGGTACCAAAGAGGGACCTCTTCACCGGATCCGTACAGGAAGAAATTTCTCTTTCTGATACGAACTCTGGAACCTACATCTTCTGGGCATGCCTAGATGAGGTTCTCCGTCTCGATCCTGACGAACTTCGTCAGGTCGGACTTGTCATGATCTCAGAGCCGGGTAAGGCCCGGACTGTGACCAAAGGAAAGGCCGCACTCAAAGTAGTGCTGGATACCATTTCCAAAATCTGTTCTTGGCCGTTAACCAAGATAGATTCCTCCAGGAGTGGAATGAGTCGCTCACACCACGCCTGGAATGCCTTCAAGAAATCCTTTACGGATGAAGGGAAGGGATACGTTTTCTCACCCGAAAAGATCGAGTATGAAAACGCCGCCGACGGTAGGAAGTACGTAAAGACTACCTACCGCGATCTGTATGCGTCTTCGACAGACTATTCGAACGCAACAGACAACCTCGATCATTCTGTAGCCAGAATTATCGCAGGGTACTGGATGAACAAATGTGGCATTCCACCTATTCTCCAGATGATCGTGAATGGTATCTGCTACCAACCGCGACCAGTCGTATTCGAAGCGAACGGGCCAATGGCCTCGATCGGTTCAGAATGGACCAAAGATTCACCTTTCTTGAATCCAAGGTTCGTAACCCTTCGTAGAGGAGTCCTCATGGGAGACCCTCTAACGAAGCCCGTCCTACACTTAGTTAATATCTTAGTGCGGACGACTGGTGCATTTTACACCGATGAGCACTTCCTGATAAACGCATTCAGGAACGAGCACACTATGGTATCAGA